TAAGATTAACTGCATTCTTCACCTCTCTCTTTTTTGCGTTTGATAAATTCAGCATAAGCTTTTGCAAATGCTTTGTCATCTGGTATAAATCTGATTACTGTTGTCTTACCCATTTATTAACCTACATTGATACATAGCTTACTTTACTTATGTAGAATCCTTCACCAATGTGTTCAAAGTGACAATCGTGACAGTGGTCAAACAAAATCTTACCACGATTATCCCATGCGATTTGACAAGGTTTTGTACAGCCTTCGATTTTACACTGTGGTGCGTATTTTTTTAGAATTTTAATTTCGTCTCTTCTAGAAAGACCTTCTAAAATACATTGGTTTTCATCTGTTCCAAAGTTCATTGTACAGTTACCATCTTGTGGTTTACAGGTACATTGTTTTTTGCTTGCGTTTTTAGTTGTTGAGTTATTTTTGCTCATACCATATTAGTTTACTAGGGATATATAAGCTTTTACCAGGTGTTTTGTGCTTAGACCTGTTTTTTCTAGAGCTAATTCAGTTTCCGAAAGCATATATAATTACAACCTTTTCAGAGTCGCAAGCGAGTACAATGCCCAGGCTACCATCGTAATCAAAACTGCCATTAGAAATCCTGTGATTATTTCAAGAACGATTTCCAACCATGTCTCCTACTATTGGCGTGTAGATAGATTCCATTTTGCATTTGTAACAATCTACTACAGGTCTGCCTTCTTTCTTATTATCATCGCTAAACATAAAATGATATTTTTCTAAATGACTGTGTTCTTCTTCCCAACGCTCTCCGCAAACAAAGCAATCAAATCTCCATCTCATTTAGTCAACTCCAAACATTTTTTACAGTTTACAAAACTCATATGTCTATTTTTCATAATCCTATATTCTTGTTTTGTACATCTATATCCACAAAGTGTTGTTTGTTCAATGTGACCTGCTTTGTGTCGCTTCATTAATCTAACGTAATAACTGACCCTTGAAAACAGTTGTTGATGTCAGATACTCCGTGTTTAAGCTTTACATAGCAATGCTTACAATGTATCTTGTCTTCTGCCATTGTACTCCATTTAGCAAGCGGTTCTTTGCATTCTGGACATACCTTCCATTCTTCCTTTGTCAACGGATTGCCTTTATTCATTCCTCACCTTCATCCTTGTACTTGTAATTGTCTGGATTATCAGAAAAGTATTCACCGTCAAATGCATTGTATTGACAATCCATTTGCCAACATTCATAACTGACTACTTTTCTCATTCGCCTATTACAGCACTGGCATTTTACTATATTTCTTTTTCGGGTCAATTTATTCACCTACATATTTTAACATCAGTGCACCAGAAGGCCCACCAAAGTGTGGCTTTCCATGTACTGCTACAAGATTAGATTTGATTAGAGTTTTTACTCTATCCCAATCTGCTTTTGTAAATGGCTTGGTATTGCGATTGTCATACTCAAAGTAAAAATACCCGCCATCTTCTGTTCTTTGCTTAATTAGTTCTAGTATTTTTTTCTTGTGCATTTATTGTTTCCTTAACATTTTGACTAAAGAAACCATTCCTATTACTTCAGAGTAAGTGGTTGTGTCTCTGTCCAAGAATCCCATTTCTTTCAATAGGTCTCTGTGTTTTACAACTGCATCCTCGATTTCTCCAAGGGTCATTGTTTTTGCTCGCTCGGTTTGGGTCAAGCCCAATCCTTGTTTTTTAGTTGTTGAGTTCATTTGTCTCATACCATATTAGTTTGATAAGCATATATAAGCTTTTACCTTACGTTTTGTGCTTAGCACCTATTTTTCTAGCTACAAAATAGATTCCGAAAGGTTATAGAAAAAGTGGCTCGTTTTGATAACAAAGGTGAGCCAAACCTCTTTTGTTACTTGTGCCGCCCATTGAACACTGTTACTGTAAGTGGCCTTTTCGGAGAGGGCAAGACCAAGCCCCTCTTGCTTACCGTAACACCCCAGCAAGATACGAGGCTGTTAAAGGGAATAACACACCCTTTGTTACTGTAATGCATACGCCCGTTTCGTTCATTACACACTACGGTAGTGACTACTCGGAACGTATGACTAACTGTCAGTAAGCAAGAGTGTTAATCTGATACTGGGCATTAGGTCACAGGCCTTGCGCCTAATGATGTTTCACTCGAATTTATAGTTCTGCCGAACAACGAGTCTCAATATCTCCTACCTTAACTATTTGGAATGCCTTCCTTAACGGATTTAAACCGTGTCTCTCTTGCGTATGACTATAACAGACCAAGCCTACAAACATATTGCCGAAAGCCTCCCTATAGAGGTTTGTAGGGCCGACATCGCAGAAAGCCTCCCCATGTCGTGTCTTTTTTTGCTACTAGGCCAAGCCCACAAACATATTGCCGAAAGCCTTCCTATAGAGGTTTGTGGAGCCAGTATCGCAGAAAGCCTCCCCATACTGTACCTGGTGCAAGTATTGGTAAGAAGCCAGCCGTCATAAGTGTCGCCACCTGTTAGCTGGTTGTTTCCAACCAAGTTGCCTAAGCAACAATACTACAGTTTCATGGGGTTATATATACTTTGCCATGGGGCGTTTGTGCTTAAATCGTAAGATTTGTGCAATTTCTAGGCATTCTAGAAATCCCGAAAGCATATAGAACCTAGAAGTTATCCCAGCTTGTAACACGGATTCCTCGCTTATCTATATCTTGAATCGCCAACTCGCACATCCACAAAGATATTACTGCATCTGATGTATGTCCATCCAGCCTACCATTCTTACCCCACATTAATCTAGACAATCCTTCTACTAACTTCCTAGAGCCAACTGGCCCTGACTTATTTACTGATTTATTCCAGGGTATAATGTATTTACCTTGTTCTAGAGCCAAAGCTATCCTAGGAATGCCAATCTGTGCATGATGCTTTTCGGAGCCTGTTCTGTGGCCTTGAACGGGCAAAGATGCCAAATCCTTAGCAGCGTGTGCTACCAATCTCTGGAACCCATTAGTCTCTACCATAATCATTGTAGGATTATGTTTTTCTGCTAAAGATACAAGATTCTTTACCTGAGATGTTAACCAACCTGCTCCTTCTGCTTTAACTTTACCACACCACTGATACAATATCTGACGCACTTTAGTATCTCTATCATAAGATACAACCGTGTATGCAGTCTCGTCATTTGTAGTATCAAGACCTACTGCCAAATCTACACCGATTACAATATCTGTATCTCCAATTGGTTTGTCAAATCCTAACGATTCATCTAAACATGGCTCTATAACATTCCAGGGTATTACGGCAGTTTCTGGGTCTAGTGGATTCAACAGATACTCAGATTCAAAAGCTCTGGTTCCCATAGAGTGTCTTTCAGCTTCTAGCCTTTCCATAGTCCAATACTCAGGCCATCTTGGTTTACCTTCTCTATTCAGAGCAGGATGCCAAACGTGCGCCCAGTCTGGACTCTGTCTAACCCAATCTGTTGCATCTCCTATTCTCTTCTGCGTACCAATCAACAATATCTTACCCTCTGGTAATCTCATTGGCATTACAACTCTTTTGATAAAATGTATAATTCTATCATCTGACATCCTAGGAAACTCTTCCAGAATATCATCCAGAATAATTAGATGAACGTGC